AAACGGTTGATTGTGTGTGTTGGTGCTCCAAGGGGAACGGGATTATGGATACATGGAAGGGCCCTCCGGAGAGGGCTTACTTACCGCTGTATTCCACAACATAGGGAGCACCACTTCCCTACTAACTCAGAACAAAGCCCTGAGCTACGGCTTCGGCAGGAGCCTCAGCTACGGCTTCGCCAGAAGGACTCAGTTCTGAGTCGTAGTGGCATAACCAACAGTGTTGGTAGTCACAGCTTCTG